GCATGCGCGAGGAATGATAGCAATGCACGGTGAGGACCGGCCCGGTAAGCCACGGGTCACCGGCGGAATTCAGAAACCAAGAGTGAGAAGATGAAACCAGAATCGAGTCCCTACCGCCGAGCCTTTGAATTGTGGCATTCCCATGGACCGCCGGCGATGGCGTGGGATGAGCTGCTGACCCACCATTTCCACCATGGGGCGGTGATCAACACGCCCGAGACGTTCCTGCTGGCGCGGCGGGTGAATTACGCGGATCCGGATCATGTACACCTTTCGGCGCTTCAATGGCGGGCGGACGGGGATTGCTGGACGATTGGGATCGCCGTGGGTCGCCTCGCGCCATTGTTGGAACTCTCAAGGAACCATCCCACTCCGTGGGTTTCCTGGTGCCGCAATGGATCGTTCAGGCTGCGGCGAGTCTCCACCGCCGAACTCTACCGCCATGCACTCACCGAAACCACCGAAACCACCAGCCCCGGCGCCACCACCAGTCTCCGCCACCGGCCCGGAAAAGGTCGCCGCTGACTTGGAAGCGCGGCGCAAATCGGGAAAGCGTTTTAATTTTTCCGACACGATTCTTTCCCCTCCAGGCGGGGGGAAAACCACCCTTGCCTAAATGACCAGCGATCACCCTACTGTGCGCCGTGTGCTCGATGAGGCACAAGCATTGGCCGACAAGCGGTTGATTCAGGAAAGCATCTGGGACGAGCTGGGCGGGATCTGCTTCCCGCGTTACGGGTCGATCTCCAACAGCCGGAATCCGCAGAGTGGAGGCCGGCCAGACCGGCAACGGGTGGCGGCAAACTTCGATGGCACGGCAATGCGGGCGTGCGAAACGCTGGCGAAGGGACAGGCGGCGCGAATCACGCCGATGGGAGGACGTTGGTTTGTGCTGAGGCCGCCGGCGAAACTGGCGGACAATTCGATCGTGCAGAATTGGTATGCGCGATGCACTGAAATCCTGACGGCGTTTCTGGGGACGAGCAATTTTTACAACCGGGCATTCCAGGCATACCAGGAACGTGGCGGATTCGGCTGCGCGGCCATCGAGACGACGGCCGGAGCCAATGGCAAGGGACTGCATTTCCGGGTGTTGCCGGTGGGAACCTACTCAGTGGCGGAGAATTCGCTCGATGAAGTGGATGTGTGCTACCGCACGTATTTCCGGACGCCGGCGCAGCTCGCCGAGCAATTCGGTGAGGATGCACTGCCGAAGCCGGTGCGCGATAAATTCAATGAGGCCGCCACCCGCCATGCCAACACTGAGCGGGTGATCCATGCACTCTACCCGCGCAAGGACCGGGATCCGCGCAAGGCGGACAGCCCGAACAAGGCGATTGCATCCTGCCATGTGCATGTGGATAGCGAAACCTTGTTGCTCGAGAGCGGTTTCGACTCGATGCCGGTGGCGGTATCGCGCTGGATGACCAACCCGCATTCGCCGTATGGTTGGGGCCCGGCGGACTATGCACTGCCGGAGGCACTGCAAGCGAACTTCCAAGAGCAAATGCTCGATGTGCTGGCGGAACAAGCGGCCTTCCCGCGCTTACTGGTGCCCGCAGGGATGAAGGATGAGATCGACTTCGCGGCCATGGGTGTCACGATGTTTGACGCGGCTGCCGGGGAAAACCAGATTCCGCGAGAGTGGATGACGGGCGGGCGGTATGACATCGGCAAAGACCGCGCCCAGGACAAGAAGCGGGCGATCGAGCAATCATTTTTCGTGGAGCTGTTCACCGCGATTTCGCGGCTGAGTCCGGACGCGACGGCCACCCAGGTGAGCGCGATCATTTCAGAGAGCCGTGAATTGTTTCACCCGATCTTTTCCAACATGGTGCGGGAGTTCCATACGCCGGTCCTACGCCGGTGCTTCGCTCTCCTGCTCGAGCAGGGGGAGATGCCGCCACCACCTGCCGCGGTGCTCGAACAGGATGACCTGGGTGCGTTCATTGCGGATCCCGATGTGGAATATGTGAGCGCTATGGCACTGGCACTTGAGCAAGGTCATCTTGGCGGATTCAATGACATCGTTGCAATCTTCACGCCGCTCGCCCAGATCGATCCATCATGGCTGGCCGGGTTGAGTCCTGAGCGTTGCCTGGAGTATTTCATTCGGGCCAAGGGACTGCCGACCATGATTTCCCGCACGCCGGACGAGATGAAGGCGATGGCCCAGCAAGCGCAGCAAGCGGCACTGGCGCAGCAAGCGGAACAAGCGGCCGGGGCGGTGCAAAAGCTCGGCGGGGTGGATGAGACGGCCAAAGCCGCGGGAATGATTCAAGCCTAAACCATTGTGAACGATGCCATCAAAACCAAGCAAGAAACGCGTGAGCAAGAGCATGCCGACATCCTCGCCAACTTCCTCAGAACCTTCGAGTGCGCCGCCGGGCGTGCCGTCCTCGAGCACCTACACGCCACCGCCGGCACCCGTTGCAGTAGTTTCCACCCAGGAGCCAATGGCATCGACGCAATCGCCGCAGCCAAGCGCGACGGTGGGAAAACTCTCGTCTGGTTCATCGAAGCCAAGCTCGAGGAAGCTCGCGCCGCCGGCCGCACTGAAACCAGCGGCAAACCCAAGACCACCGGCGGCAGGACCGCTCGGCGGAAAAGCACTTGAATGCTTCCTTTGGAGTGCCGCGCACGATCCTGATGCCGAGTTCCTGCGCCGCTACGCCGGCCAACCCGCGCGCATTGCCTTCATGGTGACGCATCATGCGGGGGCAACGGGGGCGCAACCCGCGATTGACCGGCTGGAGGCGCTGACGATGATTTGACGCCTTCAATACCCTGTCTCATTGTGTCACACACATGATGCGCGGTGCAATGAGCACCGAAGCACCACCGGCGCCGGCAATCACGCCCGCACAACCGGTCACACCACCTGACGCCACCCCGGCACCCGCACAAGCTGCGGCTCCGGTTTCTGAAAACACACCACCCGCCATCACCCCGGCGCCGCCCGCAGTGACGGACAACCGGCCAGCGACTGAGGCAACGCCCGCGGAGACCCCGCCGCCGCCTGCGATCGGCCCCGACGGGAAGCTGGGAGAGAACTGGTTTCTCACGCTGGGCGATGAATTCGCACCGCACGCGAAGGACCTGGGCAAGCACAAGGATTTGCGCAGCATTATTACCGAGCTGGATTATTTCCGCAAGAATGGCGTGGAGTATCCGGCCGAAGGGTCTGCCAGCCAAGCGGTGGAACGGTGGAATAAAGTGGCCGGCGTACCGGAGACCCCGGAGGGCTATGGCCTGAATGCGGAAACCATGAAACTGCCGGAGGGCATGGAGTTCGATAGCGAGCTGGCCGATGCCATCAGCAAGGCGGCACACGCCACCGGCACACCACCGGCGGCGCTGCAATCGATCGCCGGGGCATTCAACGATCTGCTGGCCAAGCGCACGGCGGAAGTGCATGCCGATCATGCGGCGGGTCAGAAAGCGGCGCAGGATGCACTCGTGGCGGAATGGCGCGGAGACTACCAGTCGAATGCCAGCACGGTGAGGCACCTAGCCGACAAGCTCGCGGAACAGGCGGGCATCATGCCGGACGATCCGAGCATCCCGGCGATGGTGAACAACCCGGCATTCGCACGCATGATCTTCCAGGTGGCCAAGCTCACCAGCGAGGACCGGATTGCCATACCCTCGGGCTTCGGAGACCTGAAAAGCCCCGCGCAACGCATCGCCGAGATCAAGGCGGGCACCGATCCGGTGTGGGGTGCTAAGTGGGTTTCCGGCAGCAAGGACGAAAAGTCCGCCGCCTATGCCTACGTGAAAGCCCTCAGCGAAAAGGCCAGGCAATAGATTTCCGTGGAGGTGGCAGCCTCCCGAATGAAGAGCCCGCAGCCCTGGAAACGGGGTTGCGGGTTTTTTGTTTTCTCCGCTTCAATTCCATTATGACAGCATGTGACACATTGTGACAACGCTTTCGAGAAAGTGACGCACAACCCAGATGGGCGCGTCCGCAGCGAAGCCCCGGTTCCGGAAGGGACCAAGGCACCGACCCGCTCCGCGGACAATCGAGCCGGACCGCAATCCGATTCCATTCCAACCCCATCACCACCATGTCACTCACTATTCCCGATACCTTTCGTGAAACTTTCGCGGGCTCATTCCGCGATGTCGTGCAACAGACCACCTCGCGTCTGCGCAAAACCGTCCGCACCGAAACCGGCCTGACCGGCGTCGGCAAGCAAATCGAATTCGTCAACCCTGTCAGCTCGACGGAAACCACCGGCCAGCGATTCCGCAAGGTCGTGCTCTCCGAACTCGACACCGATGTTCGCTGGTATTACCCGCGGGAATTCGACACCGCCACCGGCGTGAGCAAATGGGACGAAAACTCCCTGGCTCCCACCGTGATGCCCGGAGGCACCCAGATCACCGCCCACCAGCGGGCATTCAATCTGGATTGTGATTCCATCATCATGGGCGCCCTGCTCGGCGATGCCCGCGTGGGCAAGACCGGCGAGACCGCCACCGCCCTTCCCGCCACCCAGATCGTCCCTGTGGACTATGTGTGGACCGGCGCGGATGCGGACTCCAACCTCACCGTGGCCAAGCTGCTCGAGGGGATCCAGATCCTCAAGACCAATGAAGCCTGGGGCGACGAAGCCCGCGCCGCCGGAGAAAAGCTGTGGTGCGTGATCGATTCCATCGAGGAAATCCGCCTGCGCCAGCTCGCCAATTCCTCGTCGTCCAACAACCTGTTCAGCCGGGACTTTGACCCGCCGGTGTTTGACGGGACCGGCACGCTCGTCTCGTGGCTCGGCATCCAGTTCGTGACCTACAACAGCCTGACCACCGCCTCCGTGACGGGTGCGGGTGGAGCGGTCACCGCCAAGCTGATCCCTCTCTATGTCTCCAGTGCGCTGGAATTCGGCATCTGGGGCGACTTCTCGAGCACCGTGGACATCCGCCCCGACCTCAGCAACGCCGTGCAGTTTCTCAGCCAATACAAGCTGGGAGCCGGCCGCGAGCAGGAAAAGAAGGTCGTGCAGATCAACGTCAGCGAAGCCGCCATCGTCTAATCCCCACCACCAACCGAAAGACCAACCATCATGGCTAATACCAATTCCGACCTCGCCACCGCCCAAGCGGCCGGCCTCATGGACCGCAGTGCCGCACCTTCACCGCCGCTCGCCGGTGGCACGGTGCTACGCATCCGCGGCCAAGTCACCTGCCCCGCCACTCCCACCGTGGCCGATACCCTCACCCTCATTCCGGCGGAACTCCTGCCGGTGGGTGCGGTCTATCTGCCCGAGGAAAGCTGGGTCTTCTGCGAATCCGACCCCGGCACCGCCCTGACGCTCGACATCGGACCGGTTTCCAATCCCGACGCCCTGGCCGATGCGCTTGCATTGACCGTCACGGCGGTGGGTGCGGGCAAGGTCGGCTTCGACAATTCCGCCACGCTGCCGCTCGGCCTGAGCGATCCGATCACCATCACCGAACAGGAAGCCGTGCTGGCCACCGTCATGGTGTCCACCGCGGTGGATGCCACGGTGATCCAGTTCAGCCTCGCGTTCCAGTTCATCGGTTAATCCGCTGAACAACTGCAACCCCGAACCCACCGCCCGCACCTGA